CTCTGACTCTTGCGGTGTACCTAATTCTTGGTATGACATCTCTTCTGATGTTTCTGTTTCCGTGGTCTCCGTAATGTCAGTATCATAGTACGGCTTAAAGCCACCCAACTTATTGACCAGTCGCTTGATAGCTCTGTTACCTCTCATGCGTGCTGCGTCATCACTACCTAGTGATAAGTAATTGCTTATCTCTTTGTAGTCCATAGACTCTGCATATCGGAAGAAGAGTATCTTTCTATCCTCCTTACTTAACTTCCAATATGCGGAGTCTATCTCCATCATCATGACAGATAAGTTTCCACCCTCAGAAGGGGCGCTTGGTCGCCCTGGTCTACCCAAGTTTAACTTATGAGTAACACCATATTCATTACGCAACACAGCAGGGAGCAGTGCTTCTACAACATCTGACTCATAGTAATATAAATCTGACACGTCGTATCCGACACTCTTCGCCTTCCACTTCTGGCAATAATCCAACGCATGATTACGTAAGCTTCGATAGATTAAGTTCTTCGCATCCTTGTCACCTATCTTCTCCCACTCAGTCACCTTGTTAGGGTGCTTAGCGAACCATTCGTATAGGCTCTGCTTGATATCTTCAAGTTCAACCATGTCAAACTTGCGATGGTACTCAGAGGCTACCGCAACGATTACATATTCCCATGGTTCAATTTGTTGCCAGTTCATCTGCCTTTGCCTTCTTGTATAGTCGGGTTGCTGACATTAAATCATCTACTGTAATTAAGAATCCCTTAGACAGATTAGGTGGGATATTACACGTAATCTCTCTACCAAATTCTTTTACCGCATATCTTAGTGCATCGGTTGGTACAATCAATGTGCTCTCTTCAAGTACGAATGCCCAGTATGCAGCTTCAGTCACACCTAATCCTGATGGAGCCCAGTCCTCAATCTTCTTAAAGAAACACTCAGTCTCAATATATAAGTTGTTAGTCTTAGCCCACTTGCGGTCACGCTTTACTTCAACAGTACGCCCACCAGTAAGCAACTCATCTACTAGTTGCTCGCCCTTGCGCCCATATCCAAAATCCAAATCAAACGATGACTTGTTTGTCATTAGTTAACTCCTTCATCAGTTGTTTCCCAATGTACTCTGTGTACGCTGGCGGTATTGCTTCGACCAGTTCTCCCCAAATCATCCAGTCAATTCCCATTGCTTCGCGTGCTTCTTCAATAGTCTTAGCAGTCGTGCCACCATAGACATACTTGCCTGTTGCTCTGTCTAATCCTTGCGGATTATCATTCATCGCACCATACACACCAACGGGCTTGCCTTGTTCTTTGTGCTTGCACTTCGTGCCTTCGAGTTTAATATTACTCTCAAACAATCTGTGCCTGCGTACCTTCAAGCCAAAGGCTGAACCACATATCTGAATTGGGTTGATAAGTGGTGCACCCTTGACGTTCTCAATTACATATGGCTTACCTGATTCAACCAATAGTTCTCGTACTGGTTCAAGCAAATCCAACTTACTAGTCTTACCACCCTGTGCTTCACGCAAGTTCTTTGTAATGCTGTGAGTCTGGCATGGAGGTGACGCATGGATTACGTCGTACTCTTGCAGCTCATCAACGGTGACAGTATTAAAGTCTCTGCGTAGATAAGCAAACGGATACCGCTTACCATGCTTGACATCAAGACCAGTTACCTCAAAGCCTGCTAAGGCGTAGCCCTTAGAGGCTCCACCTGCGCAACAGAATAGGTCAAGTAGTTTCATTTATCCCATTGTTCCCGTAGTACTAGCAATCCAATGATTGCATAGTTAGCCATATCTTTGAATGAATCTTCCAATGATTCATGCTGAGGGTCAGCACCACTATCGACTAGGTTACTGATGCGTGCCAACTTGTCATGCATCCGTACACGCAAGCCGTTGATAGGCCCACCAGGGGCTTGCGAAATATTTTTAGGGCCGTAGTCCCTATGCTTACTCAGCAACAAGTCAGACAACTCCTTGATTGTGTTGCTAAGATGCGTCTCTAGGTGGAGCTCGCGTGTAATAGCGGTATCGCTAAAGTTACTTTCAACCGAGCGCCGTCCTTCGAGACCGACTCGATTGGTAATCCTAACCCCGTTAGATACTGGATAATCTGCCATATCTCTTCACTCTCCATCTTCGAGTAGCTGTTTAAGTTCATCATCAATTCCCACCATGCTAGAGCCAACAATCATATCTTCAATAACTTCAAGTACTGTACCTGGGTCTGTCTCTGCCGAGAACAAAGTCATGTACGTGTCTTGTGTTATCGTTCGTATCTGTTCAGGGTTCTCTGCATAGCGATACATACAACGTAACAACGAACCAATCATAAGGCGATAGCCGTTAGGCAATACCAATGCTGGGTCGAACTCTTCGTCATCTTCAAGCAGGTGGTCAGTTGCTTCGAACACATTATCAAAGTGCTGTCCACATTCTGGACAAGGATTAATCTTATTCTTCATTAGTTAATCCCATCTTTTCTTTAATGAAATGTGCACCGTACTTTGTGTACGCCGAATTAACATCTTCCCCGTCACCGAATCCCACGATAGTGACTGGTAGTTCTCTTGCCAAACTGTTTGCAAACTCTCGCCCTGGTCCGTCTCCGTCTGCGAAAACAAAGATGCGCTCGAAGTCAGCAAGTAATCTTGTGTAGTGTTTCTTCCAAGAGTTTGCCCCTGGTACTCCGACGCATGGGATTCCAACACATCGTGACATAGTAAGGGTGTCGAGTTCACCTTCGCATACTCCAATCCAATCGCCTGCTCGTTCAATATCTAATACGTTATACATCTTTGTGTCTGCACCTACCATACCCATGTACTTAGGTTCAACCGCAGGGTTGAGTGAACGAAAGCGTATGTCTACAATGCCTGACTTAGTTACATAAGGTATGCTAAGCCTGCCAGTATACTGTTCGTGTCCTGGTTCAGGCTCCTCGACTACGCCTAATCGTGCCAACCGTGCTACCTCCAGAGTTATACCCCTGCTTCGAAGGTAACCTTCTGCCTGATAGATGCTTTCCTGATACCGCTTGGACGCTATGCCCAAGAGTTCCTTCTGCGAATTTTGCTGCGCCACGTATGTCACATCCTTCTTGTTGTGCTATGATTTGTAAACTGTTTCCTTGTACACCACAGGCGAAGCACACAAATAGATTCTCGTCTAGGTTTGCAGTTCCACTTTGATGTGAGTCACCATGGAACGGACACTTCAGGTTGACTTGCCCATGGTCACGACGCATACTAGCACCATAGTGTTCTAGTACAGCCTTGATGCTGGGCAAATCATTCACCGAATACATCTCCTAATCGTAATACTAAATATGAATCTGCTATTGACTTTCCTCTAGCCTTGATAAGTAACGCTGGGAGGACGGTGTCACGGTCGATACCCCTTGCTTCCGCATAATGCGTTGCTTCAATCTGTGCTTCTTTCGTCCACCCACTAAGGTCAATGGCGTTGCCTGCACCTGGTGCTTTACATTCGATGATGCCAATGCTTCCAAGGAAGTCTTTGCGGACAACAACGTCGCCCTCATCTCTTGCACCTGTTCGAGCAAGTCGTTCACTATCGTATCCATTTGCTCGAAACCAATCTCTGATGTCGGTTTCAAAGGTTGCACCTCTAGCCTTGTGGCTTTTCCGTGTCGTCATCTACTTCGTATTCCTTTGGTAGTTCGAACTTCTCAATGACTGAACGCAATCTATCTTCGTACTCTTTAGTTAATGCAGCTACTGCATCTTGCCAACCTTCGACATATGCTTCTTGCTTCATAATCTTAAGCGTTTTTTCCATTAGCATTTTTCTCCTTAAACATTCTCTGGTATATCATCAATGAACATGTACTCAGGATTGAAAGCAACCCATGTCATGAGTCCTCCTCCTGCGTCAGCTCTACCGTATCTATTCTTAACAGGTGCAACACCCATAGAAGTACCAACAACGCCGAGGGTGCATATAAGAGCAGGAAGTTGAGCAACCTTGCCCTGAATAGCGGAGCGCGGTTGACACGGGCTACCTTGGACAGCCTCCGAAGTGTGATGTAGTACAACCACTGCAGCGTTAGTAGCCCTCGCAAGATACTTCAACTCCTTCATGATTGCACGCATAGATGCAAACTCTTCGCCACCATCGGTGGCTACATCCATTAAGTTATCTACAACAATTAATGTTGGTGGGCAACCCCATAGTTCTTCGAAGGCTTGCACTTCTTCATCAATATCTTGTAGTGTTGGTGCTGATTCAAACGACCATACAATGTGGCTACCCTTTGCAAGTGTTGCCTTTGTCCAACCATGGTCTGTATTCATCAATGCTTCAACGTCAGTCTGTGACTTACCTGAAATCATTGAGGCTAATCGCATAGCCATTGTGTGTGCGTTGGTATCTGCTGAAATGTAAAGCGTTGGTACTTTCATCTTCAGCGCTAAAGCCAGTGCTAGAGTTGACTTTCCGACTCCAGGCGCGGCTGCGAACATCGAAACCTCAGAGCGCCTAATGATAATCTTGTTACTTTCGAATGCCTTAAAGCAACTAGGGAGCGGTTCTCCACCGATACTGGAACGACCAACTGAGCGGACAAGTGTACGCATCCTGATTCATTCCCTTCTGTGTAGAAAGAACGCAGCCACTTCTGTGGTGTGCGTCGGTAGCTGCGTTCCTTCATCAACGTTTTAGTTTACTGGCTTGCACTGGTCGGGTGTCCCCTGTGGGGTTGGGCATGCCCAGAAAGCGTAAGGCTTCCCACTCGCTTTGCTCACTCCCTGTCGGAAGATTCTCGCTCCGTGTATGCACGTCGGACTCGCTTGTCCTGATGGAGTTACCGCGCTTGGTGGAGGTGTAAGTGACGGACCCTGCCCCTGGCTGGGAGCGGAGGACGTGAATTGCGTAGTGCTTGGAGTTGAACTCGTGGTCCCCAAAGGGGCTGCGTTGTATGCACCGACAACCAATCGTTGTACGGCTGCTACTTGTGTTGAGTAATCACCAATGCCTTCTAGTAACACGCTGAGTTCATCAGCAGTATTAGCACGGATATTAATCATATCCCCAGCAGGTGTCTTGTAACTGACTTGCAGTTTCCAGTCTTCCATTTGTTATCCTATCTTCGTTGAGAACTGACAATGTGCTGTCAGTCCACATTTGTATTGGCAGTTGTTTGTGTTCGGTAAAAAGATTCCAGCCTTACGAGCCTTGTCAAATCCTGCTACAAGGTACTCAAGTTTATCCTCTGTGTACTGCTCGAGGCTAACAAGAGGAGACACACCGTGCTGACGTGCCATCCAATAAGTCCCCCACTTAACATCGATACCAAAGGTCTTCAACATTCCGACCTTATAGAATCCAAGTTGTAGTGTATTGGTTGGTGTTTGCTGAGAGGTTTTCAAGTCGACGATAACCAGTTCGCCATTGACTTCAAACACCCTATCAAGAATCATCTTGACTGGCACGCCAGCAAATTCAGGTAACATAGCCAACTCAACTGCTGGTGCACCTTGTGGTGTCTTCCACAATTTCCAGTCAGGGTTAGCCTTGCGCCAATCGATGTATGCTTGGACCCATTGAGGTCCAGTCGATTGCCAGAAGTTAACATCTTCTTTGTTTGGGTTAGCCTTAGTAGCACGACCACCAACACGGGCGTTGGTTAGGTCTTTGCCTTCAGCCTCTTGTGCCCAGGCTTTCGCCCATAGTTCACTATTCAGCATGTTCTAAGTCCCACAATTCTGTAGCTGTATGGAAGGCAGAACCCCCCACTGACCAGACTGATGGCTCCTCAGGTACCTGAAGCAATCGCCCTAGGTAGTACTGATATCCACAGTCAACGTATGTACTGAACGCTGAGTAACTCACGTGTTCAGGTAACTCATAATCTCCAAGTTGAATCATTCCCCAACTATAACACACTCAGACATCAGTGCCAATAGGCACACCTAAGTCGCTTACTTACACGGTCAGATTCTATGTGTATAATTAATATTAATATATAATAATATAAACCCCCGAAGGGGGTTATTATATATATAATATATATACTATAGGAGATACTATGTTAGAAGTTTTCTTTGGAGTACTACTAGCCATCGCTGTCCGCGATGTCTACCTAGAACTGATTGAAAGATACAGACAGTACCGATTCAAGAAGGACATGAAGGCTTTCCAGGACCTAGTCGAGGACTTCGAAGCCGACGATGATGACATCAAGTAACATTTAGAAACGACAAAAGACCCCCCAACCTAGGGTGATTACCTTAGGAAGGGGGGTTTCTTGTGTCTATGGGCCTGCTAGGGCCCTTAAATGGTTACTCTTCGGAGCCTAGTCCGTACTCAGCTTCGGTCTTATCTGCCCACTTAGCCAGTGGAGCGGTGATACCACCGATTAGGATAGCATGCTCAGGCTGCATGTCCATGATAAGGGCTAATCCCATAGTCACGGCTGATGCAAGGACGGCACGTAGGTAGGACTTGATAGCGGCAACTTCTTTAGGGCCGAAAAACTTCTTGATTAGTTCTTTCATTTCTTCTCTTTCTTTTTTGGTAGTGGCTTTAGTTTTGATGCTGCTAACCTGGCTTGGTCAGCAGTAGAATACACGGGCCTGTCTAACCATGGGAACCATGGGGAAGTGTCGTTCCCACAGTTATCCTTGATTGATATATGTAAATGCTTGTTGTGTGGATTGCTACCAGAGTACGGCTTGTCGCCTCGACCTGGCATCCATATCTGACCCTTGAAGATTAGATACTTGACACGCTTGTCCTTCTTCAACTGCTCGTAGATTTCATGGCAGTCGATGTTGCGTGCAGGGTCATGAGTTAAATCAGCAGCAAGACCTGTGTTATGGTCGCTATTGGGGTTCTGTTCCAGATGTGCTTTCGACGGCAGAAGTCCATCGGATGCTTTCATACGCGATGGAGATATCTTGGTGGCTTGTCGAAGGACAGCAATAGCGGCAGGTGTGGCTTTCTTGGCAACAGGCTTCATCGTTGTTCATCTCTCCCCTTTTGAATCATAATCTGGTATAGGATTTCTACTTTTTCTTCTAGTCTAATGACAGAATCTTTTAGGCTTGTGCCTGAGTTAGGCTTGAGTTCGTATAGGTAATGCTTGACTAGCCAGCGAACTGATGTTGCAAAAGCTGCAACTAGTGTGCAGATGGATACGGCTAGACCTAGCCATTGAGCAGTAGACATTATACGGTCCTAATCGTGATATCAATGACACCACCATAGCCCGTGAAGCCACGGTCTGGAGGTGTGAGGCGGGTGAAAGAGATTTGTTCAATGACAGCCTGGCGTGACTCACCTGTGGTTAAATCTTGCCATGTTACAACGTCACCATTTTCCTCAATGGATTCTAGTTGGGCAATTCTATCGAAGGCTCTGCCTTCATACCCTACCTGTACATTGTATCGGTCTGTCTCCACGTCATAGCAATAGACGGGGAATCTCATTACTCGTTGGCGAGGCGTAGCGATAGTCGCTTTCGCCTGGTAGCCCTTCATGATTGGGCCTCGTGATGCGTCGTCCCCGTCGCGGTATAGGATAAACTTGTAAGCCAGGTATTCCTGTGCTTCTTGTGGATTAGATGTAGTTACTTCTACTGGTGGAACGGATGCATCATATGCAACCACGTCGTATTCAGTACCGTCAGCGGTAACTGTTTCAAGGGTCATAGACCCATACTCAAAATCACCACGAGCAACAAGACGCTTGAAGTTCTTAGGCTCTAACGTATTATATCTGATATAACCTGTAGTCAGATATCCTGTTGGAATCAGGTCAGTATCATCTTCGATGTATGTAGAACCAGGAGTGTTAGCAATAGCAGTAGATGATGTGACAGCAGTAGATGTTACTGTTGCGGTCACTGCGCTGGTGTATGTAAAGGTTGTAGTTGTAGCTGCGGTAACTGTCCATGGGTTAGTAGTTGAGTTAAAGTTAGAGTCAACACCCTGTACCCATACTGTGTTACCTGATGTTAAACCATGTGCAGATGCAGTTGTTAGTGTTGCAACCCCTGATGTCATGACCTTATTAGTAACAGTACCGCCAACAGTTAGACCAGTAGAGGCAAAGAATAGCTGGTTAGCATTGCCACCGAATGCACATGCAGTAGTAGCTCGTCCAGATATTCCACCATAATATACATCGTTAGCATAAGCAAAGCGCAAAGGTGCAACCTCAAGGCTTAGGTCGATACGGATAACACCAGGCTCACCATCTACACCAGTAGCGCACCATACAAAGTGGTCGCGGCTAGCAAAGTCATAACATGGTTGTGATGTTTCTACAATGATTGGGCCATAGGATAATGAACCGTCGTTGTCATTAACTGTAGCAACACGGATACCCTTGTTAGTGCCGATTATCATATAGCCTAGGTAGTAGTGAATCTTGTGTACTATCTCACCTACTGGAAACTCTGCTGCCGTAATAGCAGATGTGAGCGTTGGCATAACGCCAGCAGTTGACAACGTAAACTTAATAATGGTTGACTGAATCCCGTTGTATCCAGCTACATAGATAGCAGGACCAGAGGCTGCGATTGATGTATACACGTGTGTTGTTGATGGGTGTGTGTACACAGCAGTAGGCATAGCAGATGCATTAGGGGCAAACTCGTACACCTTGTTGTCAGCACACATGACGATACGCTCTTTGACATATTCCATTGTTGCGTTTGAAACTAATCCAACTTCGTCAAACATTTTAGTATCGGCATCAGATGAGGTTAAGGTTAATGCTTTCTTGTATACAGTTTTCTTTGTGGCTGTATTAGTAACCCAATATGCATTTACTCCATCATCACAGATAGCATAAACTGGCGAGTCTGTACCATCATTGTAGTTTACAAAGTGAGTAACAGTGTTACTTGTGTCAATCTTATCGACGTCATACTCATCAGTAAGCAATACACCTTGTGAGTTGTTCCACTTGATTGAGCGAAGGAATTGATTAGGACGACCAGTAGTCTTGATAGCACCAGTAGTGACGTGCCCTACATTAACATTGTTAAGTAGGGTCACTTCACCCTGTGTCCAGATATCTACACCCTTGCTGTCCGCAAAGCGGAAATGCTCAGGTGAGTTAGCTGCACTTTGTGCTGGGTCATAGAAAGTTATACCGTCCCCTGCGTGGAAAGATTGCTGGCTACGAATCCACCAACCAGTTAGCGATTGCTCACCTGGCTCAGTCTGATTGTCAAACTGTTCCTTACGGAATGGTGCAGTCTGTCGGATATATGGGCGTGCGTCACTGATTGCATAGATGAATGGCATGCCGCCAATAGCAGTATCATATGCCACATCAGTGTTCTGCCAGATAGCAGATGTAGCAACTACACCTACGTCAACAGCAATAGCTCGCGTTGCACGACCTTCGGTAATATCACGACCAGCCACGTAGACTCCTTAGCCTTGTTGTTGTTGTGCCTTTTGTTTAATAATATCTAATGTCCAGTACATATCATAGTAACTAGCATCAAGCGAGAATCGCTTCATATGTCGTACTAATGCACCAGTGTGTGCATGTAATGGGATTCCTGCTTCTTGCATCTTGCGGAAGAAGACAATGTCTTCACCTACATACTTGTCGCCAACGTTCTCTTGTTCTGCGAACATTGACTGACCTGGGAACTTCTGACGCATAGGTTCGATGATTGACTTGTGCATCAGCACGAATCCAAACCCTGCACTGTCCACCTTGATAACTTCATTGGGTGGTAGTGGATGTACATGTTGAATACTAAACTCATCTACATCATAAAACAATGCTGGGAATGGTTTAGCCAGTGTGCCCTCATTCTCCTTAGAGATAAAGTATGTACCGCTGACGACTGGTCGATTAACCTTATCAGCAGTATCCCAGAGTTTAGCAACCACTTCCATGTTAACTACAATGTCTGAGTCAATCCATAGAAGCCAGTCACTTTTAATCTGGTCAGCCCAGTAATCAAATAGAACCTGACGTTGTCTGCCAATCTGGTTACCCTGTACTCGCATACTGTGAGTTAGTTCAATGCCATTGTTAGCACACTGTAGTGCTACGCTAACGACACCTTCTGTGAACTTACCATCAGTGTTACCGTTGTCACACCAGCCAATTGCCAGTGTTCCTTTGTTTACTTTAGCCATTGTGTCCCCTTATGTTGTGGCAAGATTGCCTATATACTATTATGACATACCTTGTCAAGTAGGCGAACCTACTCAGGCACAATTGGTGTGAATTGTTCCGCTTCTGGGTGTAGGTAGCGTTGATAGTCTGCATTTGCTGGGTCAATAGGGACAAGCGACATAACCCCATCAGGTGTAGTCATTTCCAAATAATCTTGACCAAAAATATTGGTTTTTAGTTCATATGTATTTTTCATTTTATAACTCCGCACTTGCTGTCCATTGGAAACCTAAACCAGAGTGAGCGTTACCGCTAGCGCTTTGGACCAGGCAACCTTTTTCATTGTTAAAAGCCGTTGTTGGTGTAATATTATTTTGGTCGCTTACAGCAGGAGTTACTCTAGAAACTCTCCCACCAGTATAAGCAGCATCATAAGTAGTAAGTGTAGGAGCGGTTCTCATACGCACTGGATAAACAATATCTGCTCCAAGGTAGCCGCTAGTGGTCACTGCGTTTCCCCCTGAATACACGAAGCCATTAAATGTCGCGCTGCCTGGTGCATCAACTTGGTTATATGACTTTGCAAAATATCTTTGGCACGCAGCAAGTTCTCCTTGGATTGTTGCTGCATAGGTTCTAAAAGGTAGTGCCACACTTCCGACATCTATCTGAACGCCTGTGATTTCAAAGAAATCACTAGCCCCAGCAGTACCAACAGGTGTGTAATTAAACAACAAACCGAATTCTGTGGCTGTGCTTGCAATTGTGCCCGTGACTGTAAAACGCTGCCAAGTCGTTGTTAGCGTTACAGGTGTATTGATTGGTGTTGCTGCGCCTGTGTATCCGCTAAATACATTTTGGTCTGTTCCTGTGCCAGTATCAATTCTTGCCCCAAGTAGAGAACTCGCTGCTGAAAAGTTAGCACCTGCGCGAGCATAGAAAGAAAGCGCAATAGTTTTTCCAGCGTAAGGAATAGCGTTTAATGTTTCAAAAGATTGCATAAAGAAAATA